AACCAGAAATCTTCCAACATAGACATATGGTTTCTATCATCTCTGATTTCACCAGTTCTTGCATCGTATACCAACTTGTTTCGATAACGATTCATCACATCTTTGAGGTACGCTTCTGCCTTTACTTTCGGCAAGTTACCCACATCAATGTAGAAGATACGTCTTTCAGGCGCACGAGAGATACGATAGATAACCAACGCATCCTCAATCATACGCAACTGATTGACAGGTTTAATTGCTTTCGTGAGATATGAAAGTACTGTACCCTTATGCATATCCACAAGTCCAGAAGGACAATATGTAATAGAGTCAGCAGTAATTCTGATACCCGAAGATGTTCCTGTATTCTGTTCCCAACCTTTGTCGTTGAACAGGTAGAAATCCTCAACTGCTTTTACAAAATCAGCACCAGTTTTCGGGTCTTTTTCTTTTCTTTGTTCTCTGACCTTCTTAATCTTACGAGGGTCAATGTAACGTACTTCTTTAATTCCCTTACGAGGGGATTTTGTGTCAATGATTTTGTGATAGTAGATTCTTCCATCTACATACCAACGTCTGAATATATCATGCCCCTTTGCATTAAAATCAAGCAAACGCAACACCTCATCGAACTCATCTCTGATTTTCGATTTGATTGTTGGTGATTGGTCTAATCTATCAAGGGAAATTGATACAGACTGTCCTCTTTCATCAGAGACAACTGCTTCATTTGCGATATCTTCAATAGCACTATCACACTCTGGTTGTTGTGCAATGTCACGATATCGTCTAATTAAGTCTATTTCATTACGATCACGCCCATCCATATCAAGGACAGAAGCATAATGTCCACCGCCTGATACTACATCAAGGGTGCCATCGTCAGTAGAGGGAGCAGAGAATCCATCTCTACTCCCACTCTGATTCGCTCTTGTGATTCTGAAACCAAAAAGTTCCGCCATACTATAATTCTCCTAGTCTTTATCCAACTATTTAGTCGGATAAAAAACTACTAGATACCAACGATGGAGAATGAAGTGTATCTCCATGTGATGTCAAAGGATTCGATTTCACTCACAGTATCCATATTCAGATCAATTGGTGCTAGAACAGTAGGCCAACAGGTTGTTAAGATGTAAGTTTTAAGAACTGTATCATCTCTATCTAACTGTTGAACAATAACGTCAGCAGTATAGTTCAGAAGATCTGACTGTCCAACGCTTGTTTCCAAATCATTGATACCGTTCATCCACTGTTCAATACCGTTACGAACCGCAAAGTTTGTATCGTTTAGTACTGTGGTTGTCCAAGTTTCAAATGTTCTGTCACCAGCAAGAAACAACTGTCTACCACGAAAGTTTACAGGAATTTCTGCGATTGTTTGTCCAGGCAACGATGCTGCCTTGATCATAAAAGATGTTGACTCCGTGCTATCCAATCCTGGCGTAGCAAGGGCAGGCGGAGAGTTCATAATTACTCTGAATTGGTTTGCTCTTGCGCCACCACCAGAGAGTCTTGCTTTGAAAATATCAATACTCATAATTAGCCTCCTACCTCACTAAACGCAACGCCGGTTCTTACAGCGATGAAGTTCAGTGTAATAAAGTTGATCGAACGAGCAGGTTTGATAAAGATGTCACCGATAAATTCGTTTCTATCAATAACTTCACCTGTGTTGTTAGTTTCATCACAGACAACCTTAAAGTCTGTAATACCTCTACGTCCTTGCACATCTCTAAGGAATGGTTCTACCAAGTTCTTAAACTGTGCTCTTGTGAATGAATCGTTGAACTCAAAGAGTTGGAATTTCGATGCAGTCGCAATCGCTTTTTCAAGAACAAGGAACAATCTACGCACATTAATTCTATCAAACGCAGAAGGTCTGGAAAGAGCAGTCTTGTCACCAAACAAGAATGTTCCTTGACCTGCCTGTGAAATAACAGGGTTAATGCGAGCAGGATAGAGAATATCCCTTTGTGCTTTATTTGGGTTAAATGCAAGTTTTACTGCACCACGAATTTGTCCTCTGTTGTAACCAGCAGGGGAGAACCATGCATCAGCAACTTGGTCAGTGTTTGCACACAAACCAGCAACGTCACCATTCAACGGCACATATCTGTACACATCGTTGTATCTGTCGTACATATACTTGTATCCACTATCGAATACTGCATATGAAGAAGATGCAAGATTGTCGAAGAATGCTTCAACATTCGTTGTTTGAGTGATTGAACTTGTGATACCCACAACATCTGCTCTACGAGGAGAGATAAATGCAACACAGTCTTTTCTTGCCTCAACCAAGTCCATGACCATAGTTGCGTGTGTGATACCATCTGTTGAAGCAGGAGAAGTTCCCGCCATCACAAGGTTGATATCAACTGTGTCTGTATCAGCAAAACTTTGATACGCAGTATCTAGTTCACCAATTGATGGGTCAGCGTCAACACCACCAGTAAGGGTTGCAGTAAGAACGCCTGCTTTACCAGCAGTAGATGCATATGCAGCACCAGATGCAACGTCTGTTCCAGCGTTAGTAAGTGAACTATCGTGATCCATCCATCTTACGAAAGACGAACCTGTGTTCACTACGTTTGCGTAGAAGTTAGTTCCACCCTGTGCAGTTTTAGCACCAGATGCCTGAGAAACGAATGGATATACTTCCATTGCAGCGTTTCCTCTTTGTCCAGCAAGATCAGCGTCAAAACCAGTAATATTACCAGAAGTGTCATAGACTACAACGTGCATCTCATCATTAGAGATACCTCTGTCGGTTGCCCATGTTGAAGTGCCAGGCGCACCATCAAACAAGTCATAGTACTTCCAACGTCTACGAACATTAGTCGCAGCAACGAGAGCAGTTTTAAGTCCACCACCGTTAGGATTGTCCAGTTGTCTGATAGTCAGATCGTCAGTTGAAATTGCAGTAACTTCATACTGAGTTCCATCTGCTTCTTGGAAATATACAATATCTCCAACACTAAATGCAGCACCACCGGCACCAGCAGAACCACCACCATTGTCGATACCGACAGTAGTTGCTCCAGCAGCGGGTGTTCCAGTTGTTACACCTAGTGTTCCAGCGTTACCAGTGAAAGTTTGTTCAAATGCAGTTGCATTAGAGCAGACTGAAACAGCAACACCATTAGCATATGTGCCAGGGAATTTTGCTGCCCAGTTACCGACAGAACCTTGTCCACCGGCATAGTTAGTTTCATAATCAAAATCGTTTTTAATCTTCAATCCAGTACCGTCAGCGGTAGCGTTTTTGTGATTTGCACAATCAGCACGAACTACACGAAGAGCGTTTCCGTATTGAAGAAAGTTAGCGGCGGTAAACCATGTCTCGAAATTCGTTGCATGGGGTTTACCAAAGACTGTAACTAGATCTTGTTCCGAAGCAATCGGGATGATTTCTTCAACTGGCCCTCTTGGGAAACCAGCAGCAATCGCACCAATTGATGTTGCGACAGCAGGAACAATGTTGGTCAAGTCTATCTCTTTGACGAGTACGCCAGGGGATACTTGAAATGCCATCTTTGTTTTCTCCTTTTATGGATTCATTATAATCATTAAGTTTCCAAACTTACACGAATATTTATAAAAAATCTATTCTACACTTTATTTTTATAGGTTGTGAAGCACATAAATAGTTTCATGTCAGAACACTACGAAAAGTACAAAGAAACCATAAAAAAGGTTTCTCAGCGCAATTATAGGGCACGCAAGATATGGGTAAACGAGTATCTTGGTGATAAAACCTGTAATTACTGTGGGGAATCTGAAACTGCCTGTCTCCAATTTTATCCTCACGAGAGGAAGATACGAACTCTTACTAAAAGAAAGGGTTTGAATGAACAATCTAGAACCGAAGTAAACAACTACATCAGTAAATCCAAAGTTGTTTGTGCAAACTGCTTTCTTAAACTAGAAAACGATATCATTGACATTATGTAGGGGTTTGGTGTTTTCTACCAATCTGAATCGTATGAACGAACCACTGGACTCCACCGTGTTCCATACTCATCTATCATAGTGGGCCCATCGTCTAGTCCATCATCCATAAATCCAAATGGCGCCATGTCCTGTTCTAGTTGATGTTGTTGTTCCAAGAACATTCTTGCACGAATATCATCGTCAGTCAGTTCTTTGAAATACGTTTGTTCTACCAACCAAGAGAACAATACACAACACATTGCAAGGTCATCAGTATGTCCTTCCTCTGCTTCAAATGATTGTCCTTTAAGAATAAAGGTTGAGAACTCGTTGATTAAGTCATAATCATTGATAATTAACTTGTCTGTCTCTACAATCTGTTTTAGATTAGAACATCCTAGTCTTTTTACTGCCTTT